GCTGTTACCGCTGCGAAGTTGTAACCGTTTTTAGTGATGGTTAAACGAAGCACATCAGCAACCGTTTGCGAAGCAAAGTTGATTTGATACGTTCCATCAGGACTTTCAGCAATAGATGTAATAGTTACCGAAGCACTATCAGTTACATTGTAAAGAGCCATATCACCAGCAACCAAGCCTTCAACTAATACAGGGTTCAAGAATGAACCGTATTGTGTTTTCAAAGTAGCTTTGAATGATGTTTGACCGATTGCAGAATATGTTGAAGTAACATCTAACAAGCCGTTTAACAAGCTAATATCTGTGCTCATTTCGTCTGCTTCCAATGTACGAAGTCTCTCATCTTGTACATCTAAATGCCAATCAAAAGCTAAGTCAATTTTTTGAGTCGTTGCACCTGAGCCAGTCTTGATTAATTTAGCAGAAATTGAACCGTTGTCGATTCTAATTGGCGCCAAGTAACCATCATTAATCATTTCACCTACCAATTGCTTTGATTTAGTAATACCAAACAATCCCGAAACTTTACATTTCTTATCGTTTATCTTACCAACCATTTGAGGAGAAACAGCACCAGCGTTATTTCCTAAAGTAGTAATCATTGTTTTAACTGAACGAATACCAACTTGTCTTTCGATTTTAGTCTTGTCATCAAAAGTTTCAAAGTCAGAATCTGCGCGCTCATCTACCATGTTCTTAACGAACGGCAATGGGTACCAGCGTAAAGTTTCATCAGCGTTATTTACCAATGCGGTAAAATAAGCTAAGTTAAATGTATCTGTCAAATCAATTTCATTGATAGTACCATCTTCTTTAAAGTATGAAACCTCAATGAATTTCTCTACCACTTCCATGATAGGGGTACAGCCAAACCCTGTATTTGCGACTGTAAGACTGCAACAATTTGCCATAATTTTTAATTTTAAAAGTTATTATTATTCATCAAATTTAATTCAATTTATAATTGCCAATTTTTTTTGTTAGCAATACCCACCGCAATCGGTCGGCTTTCTTAATTCAAGCGAAATACGCAACTCAACACCGCTTAATTTATCCTCAAACAATGTACTTTCAAAGCCTTTGTTATTCACGTAAACACCAAAGCGAGAAAGGTTAGTTAGTTCGTATTCTCTTATCTGTTGCACTCTCACTTGTTTGTTAAGCGTATCAATGAAGTGTTGTACCAATCTTTGCATAGGCTTGATGCTATTCGTGTAAAAGTCATCAACTTCCCACGCTTCAAAGTTAGCGTGAGTTAAAAAGAACAAACGCAAATCACTCACGCGCTCGAACTCATCAACATCTTCATTGAACCTTTCGCTAAATATTTCAAGCAAATAGACAAGCGGTGTTTTCTGTGTATCGAACTGGCGCTTAGTTAAAGTGATGTTTGTTTCTTTAACCGTACCGTGAAAGAAGTAAACCGTTGGCAACGTGAATGAAGTTACAACTATTGCAGCGCTACCACTTAGAGTAATCACACAGCCCGAAATCGAACTTACGGTATAATCATTATTCCCTATCGATAGCACAATGCTTGGTTGAATCCATTTAACATCATCAACGGTAATGGTGTAAACGCCCGCGCTTGGGTTACTTGTTGCCGTAATTGTTACGGTCTTATTCACCGCAGTTAGTACGCTATTCAAGTAATCTATTATATCTGTTTTGTACATCATAATATTGCGCTGTATTTAGGTTGTAATTGCAAGCCATCGTACTCAGGATATGTTGCCGCGTTTACGTGAATATAGTATTGAACCGCCTCCCAATCGGATATGATTCCATTGTGTCTAATCTCGCCCATACGCGCTGCATTCTCTCCCGTCATTACTATACCTACATCGGCTAAAGACTTAGCAACACCGCTCTGTGAATGATGCGCCTGAGTACCTTGTACGTATAAGCAATAAATAATGCCTTTTAATATTTCTTTCATTCCTCTGCTCTCGAATATTCTGCCCTCTGTGTAATACTCTTGCAATAGACTAACACCGTTATTTAAGCCACTTACTTGAATTGCCAATGGATTAAAAACATTAACGTATCTTGCACCAACTGGCACGTTATTTACTACCGTTGCAATGAATAGGTCGCCAAGCGTTAAGCCTAACAATTTGCGGATATATGTTTTTTCAAACTCATCAATATAGGCTTGTAATATTGGAGTCGTGTATGTTGTTTGAGCGATGTAATAAAGCCCAGTGAAGTCTGTTGTTTTAACTAATATTGATGCCATAATTATAAATTTATCTTTAAAAAAAAGGTGGGTTTTTTACCGCCCACCTCCAAACAAAACAAACAAACAAAAGTTTTTTTTAGATTATTTCAGCAATACCTTTCGCTACTAACAACGAAGCAATATCACCGCTTTCTTTATACACCTCACCTTTTTTAAGGTGTTGAGTATCTTTGATTATTTTAATTGACACGTCGCCAACAATAGCAGCAACTTCTGCAACTTCGATAACCTCTACTTCTTTTACTTTCTTAGCCATTTTTTATAGTTTTAAAATTAAAGGGTGAGGTGTTTTAATTCCTCACCCTATTAACTATGCGTTTAACGCTGTTTTCGCAGTTGCGAATGAACCAGTAACCAAAGATAGAACTCTGTTAGACGGCACGTAGCAAACCAATCTCATTTCCGCAAGGATAGTGATTAAGTTTTTAGTGAAATCATCATTCTCATGACCCATTGAGATAGTAGCATCTTGTCTCATTCTCACGTTAACTTGAGAGAAATCACCAAGTAAGAAAGTACCAGCTGTGATACCAGTGTTTTTAATAACTGGGATACCAGCGAAAGTAGTAACACCGTTGTTAACTACGAATAATGAAGGTGCAACATAACCGTTATCAGTTGCTTTAGTCAACTCCATGAATGTAGCATCTGTTGGGTGTAACACGATTGCAGAAGGTAAGTAGTTAGCAGCCTCAACTTGGTTGATTGCAGTACGCAATACATCGAAGTTGTTAGCAGCAGTTCCAAACGTACCGGCAAAAGAACCAGCAGCATAAGTAGTTGATTGAGTAATGATACCATTCAAGTTCGGAGTAGTACCGTTACCACTTAATACACCGCTATCAGCTTTCAATGCAATAAGTTCAATTAAGTTGTTTCTGATTTCTGCTTCCATGAAAGCAACATCGTCTAACATCTCCATTGATACTTTAGTGTAAGCCGTTACTTTTTCTACTTTCGCAGATTTTTCGTTTACGTCGAAATCTTCTTGAGTCTTAGCAGCACCTTCCGCAGTCATGCCAGCAGTACCAGGATCATTGTTAGCCATCTCAGCCCATTGAACATACATCTTGTCAGTACGACCGAAGTTAGTAAGGTCAATGATGAAAGGTCTTCTTCTCTTAGTTGTTACCAAGCCAGTTGAAAAAGAAGCTAATTGATAAGGAATTGAGTTAGTACCAACAGCATCGATGTTAGCAGTGGTCATAGTACCAGCAGCTTTAACATTCATCTGAGCGCTAAACCCTTTCTTTTTCATGTTAGCACCGTTTTCTTTAACGATTGCTCTGTAACCGTCAACGAATAAGTCAGCAAGTGATTTGTAAGATTCTGTTTTCTCTACGGCTGCCTCATTAGCTGCTTTCAATTTAACAATCTCACCGTTCACTTCGCTTTTTAATTCTTCTTTAGCTGCTTTAACTGCCTCTAATTCGGCTTTTAAACTTGCTACTTCGTTTAATGATTCGGCTTTCACCGCATCAAGTTTTTTACCAACTTCAATGTTGATTGCGTCAACTAACGCTTTTTGGTCTTGTGCTTCCATTTTTTAGAAATTTAGATTTTTAATGATTTGATTTACGTCGAATTTTGGCTTTATCGGTTCGCTTGATTTTGCTTCGCTCGGCACTTTTGCAAGTGTGGGCTTATCAAAGGTTTCAGCTACTTCAATCTCTTTTAACACTTGTTTAATCTGCTTTATTTGCAGTTCAAGTGTGTGCATCATATCATCAGATTGAGAGCCGTTTTTAACGGTGTGCATCAACTGATTTAATTTGCTGTCTAATGCTAATGTTATTGATTCTTTGTTGCCGCTCTTAACGCCTAAGAATGGAGTTAAAGAGTTTGCACCGAAGGCAACAGTTGAACCTTCGAAAAGGTTTATTTCTTTTACTAAGTATAAGTACCCGAACTTCTCCGCTTCTTGTGGGTTTACCAGCTTGCTCAATACTTCATTCCACGCAACGGGGCTTTTCTCTGCCTCTATTAAAGAGAGTTGATTGTACTTAAAGCCGATTGAATGATTGTCGTATATGCCCTCTTTATAATTGATAAGAGTATCATTCCCAAGTGTTGTATTGGCAATCTTAGATTCAAAATAAATACCAGTAATTCCATTCTTAGTTGTTTCTTCCAGCACTTGCAACTTACCTACTAAGGTCGTCAGGTCGTGGTTCAATGCGTGTTTAATCTTTGCTACTGCTGTGCTATTCACACCGCGCTCTTCGATTGACTTCTTAGCCGAACCCATTATTAACACATCCTTATCTGAATCAAAGAAGTTGTAAGAATTGAAAAAGCCCGTAACGATACGGGACGATGTGCTAACATCTAAAATATTAGCATCAGCACTTTTAACTGAGTAATGAGCCGACTTCTTATCGACTTCACTTAGTATATTTTTTTTCGCTTCTTCCATTTCTTTTCAAAAATAAATACAAAAACTATTCGCAATTTTTTTTCTTTAATTGATATGATGGTTTGCTTCCTCTACACCTCGCTTCATTACATCGCTTAATATGTTCACCGCAACATCACGACTTATCTCTCCATTTAACACCGCTCTATTCAAAGTGATTATCGTATTTACATTGATGCTGTTTTTTTCTGCTTCTGTTTTTTCGGATTGTTCTTCTTTTTGTTTGTCCTCTTGCAACACTGGCAAATATGAATAGTCAGCAACTAAGTACAACCCTTGTTTCTCTAAACCGAATGCAGCGTTTAAGATGCTCATAAAGTCATCGGCTTGCGGTTGTATTGTATTCTGATAAGTTGATTTAACACCGTTGTTTTTATTCTCGAATGTTGCGCCCTTTGTGCTTGGGAATATATCGCGGTCAGCACCGTAAGCAGCGCATATTGTTTGAAAATCGCTCTCTATGCACTCCAATAGCATCAGGTCTTTAATCGGAAAAGTCATCGGCTGCCACTTCAAAGAACTATTGGTGATGATTTTACGCTTCTGCCCGTCAAATATGCCGTAGCTTTTACTCATTTCACGTTCTATTCTATCGCGTTCCTCTTTGCCTAAAGGTATGGCGCCTCCATCGGCTTGGCTTTCATTGCTTAATATACCTTCTGCACCACGTTCAACTATTAACACATTTTCACTTTTAAGCGCACCAATGATATTCGATAAAGGCAACTGCAAAGAATCAATCTTACTTTGTGATGTTATAAGGTTACCGCCAACTCCCTCATTCTTATATATCATATCGGAAGGCTGCACATTAAAGTAAGTGCCTTGATCATATACCTTATAAGACTTAATAATTCCATCGACCGTTGTTTGATTGTATAGCTTACCCGTTGGAATAACCTCAACATCGCTTGGTAGTAAGTTCCACATTAACGAAGGTAACGCGCTTGGTAGTCCTTTAATCTCGTATATGAAGGCATTGCCAAACACAGATTTAAAAACATAGTATTCAAATAAAAACTCCTCGCGCGTTCGCAAAGGGTTAGGTCTATTCAATAGGTTTAATACCTCATGCTCTTTAATCTCCTCACCAGTCTTTTTATCGTATAGCTTTATATCCATGTTCTTAAACATATCGGCTAACTGGTTGATTACAGATTGAAGATGAGGAATAGTGTTATAAATTCTTAGTTTATTTTCCGTATCAATAAGAATGGGGTTCTTACGGTCGTATATTGAGGTCGAGTACATACCGTTGAAGGTGCTAAGCCCGAACATGCGAGCCACTAAATTAGATACATAACTCATTTGAATAATTTTTTTTAAAATTAATTATAAAAGTAATCGGTAATTTTTTTTATTCAAAGATGTGCGGCAGTAAGGCTTGTATGAAGTTCGCCAGTCCAGCCATCGCATCGGGTGCATCGTCGTGCTTACTCTTACCGTCCTTCTTATACTCGTATATTTGCTGCATCATTGCTCTGTATTCATCTGTTTGCTTCTCAGGGTGAACGTACACGAACTTATTCTTTATGATGTGGTAAGCCATCAATATTCGTGTGTGCTTGTTTGCGGTGTTCTTAATGCTCAATACCTTATCCTCTTGCACCGATTGACGAAGTAAGCGAATGAAACCGCTTCCTTGATTGTTTGCTTCAATACGGGTGTAGTCTGCATTCAACTCTTTTATCTTAGCTGCAACCATTGGACAAGTTATATCTATTGTGTCCTGAGTGAAGATAGCATCGGTAATGTATATTTGATTGCCGTATATCTTAGCAAATACAGCGCATAGGTAGTCGCTACCTTCGTCTGCTATATCAACGTACCCTAATACGCTTTCGGGCAAACCTTCGGGCAACTTATCAAAGTAATTAAAGTCTGTGCGCTTGAATAATGAGCCGTTCAAATCCACCTCCCAATTACCGTTCACAAATACATCGTATTCGTGCGCTGGCATATTTGCCCTAAGTGATTCAACGTAATCTTTTGGAATATGTGGGTTATCACTAATCTTTGCAGGAATATAAGCCCACGTTGGCGGTAGTGTGTTGTCCTTCCATTTATCGTATATCCTTGACTTAACCCAACCGCCTGATGGGTTACACGTTGCTAAGATTTGAATAGGGCAGTTAGGTGAACCCGTCCAGCTTCCACTTCTCTCGATTACTTTGTTTAATGTTGCTTCTTGCAGTTCGTTAATCTCATCTAAGCCAGCGCCATTTATCTCAAGCCCTCTAAACCTATTTAGTTCTTTGTCTGTGTCGAATGATTCAGCTAAGAATATTATTTGGCTTCCATTGGTAAATGTAACCGTCATCGTCTGCTGATTGAACTCCTTAACGTATTGCTGAAAGCCGTCATCAAGCAATCTTTGAAAGGTTACTAATATAGTTCTACGAAGTGTTGGTAATGATTCACGTACCACTAACCACCTACTTTTATCGTACTTGAAACAATTAGAAAGTAAGCAAAGCAGCAGCCAATAAGATTTGCCGCCTCGAATAGCACCCCCGTAAAGTGTAAAGGTCTTGGTATCAGCTACTCTCTTCGCTTCAATCTGTTTGTTAAACGGTATTATCCTTATCGCTTCCGCCATTCCAATCAATAATTATAGGCTTCTCGTTTAGTTCTTTGCCGTTGCTGGTAACGTCTGTTTTCTTAGGAATGAAGTAAGGCATCAATGCGGCTAGGTACTTTAAGAACGCGGCTTTATCTTCTTTGTAAACCTCATTTAATGCTTCCTGCACTTTAGGTACTTGACCTTCCATTATTTCCATGAATAAGGCTTTAGCATCAGCGGTAACTTTACCCTCTGCGCCTTTAGGTCTTCCGCCTTCTCCCTTTTTCCATGATGTACTAGTCTTGCCCATAATTGCCCTTTTTTAAGGCTGCCTTCTTATACTTATAACAAAGCATCTCACTTTCACTATTTTGCCTCCTCTCAACTTCCTTCAATGCCTCTTTAATTATCTTACTGTAATACTGCTTAATCTTCTTGTCGCTCATTACTTACGCTTATAATGTTTTCGCTTAGTGTCCTTACTACTTGGATTAACTCTTACTAAAGTTAATTCATTTTTCGATACCGTAAAAGTATAAGATTGACTTCCCCAGCTTATTACATCATTATCGATAGTGCAAGCCGCAGTTATTGAACTAACGCCCTGTGATACTCTCGGCATGAAGCTAAACGATTCTTGTTGATTCTTAACTTGTCCTTGCTCAATTACTAAATAGAACTTAAACAATACTGTATCTTGCCATTTCATTTTATCGGGACTGCTAAGGCTATCCAGCAACCAACTACCGTATAGGTCTGTATTAACTGGATTTGATACTGGCGTGGTTTCTTCTTTTGGCTTGGTGCAAGATGCGATTACTATAACCGCAAATAATGCTAAGATTGATTGTTTCATATTGATTGATTTTGTTTGTTTACTTGTTTAACATAAAGTAGCAAGCTATAAGCGAATAAACGCTAAACGCTATTGCAAAGCTGGCGAAGTAGGTTAGTGCTGCAAATGAGCCAATCACCCAAACTATTAATATTCCTTTTACGATTGCTTTTAATTTCCTATTCATCCTATTTGTTTTAATACCTCAATAAAGTAAGGTCGTTTATATGTTTCTCGTTTCGCTTGTATTACTTTCAACTTATTGATCGGGCAATCTATCATCCACCATTTGCCTCTGCCGTAAAATCTTTGTTTAAGAACGTGCATTAAATCGCATTCTTTCGGGAGGTTGTAAATATGGAACTTGTCCCTTATATACTCGTAATATTCATTTACCTTCTCCCTGGTCATATCTTCAATGCAATCATTCAGCATCTTGTCAATTAGAACTCTTTTCTCTGCATCGAAATTTCCGCTCATTCGTTTGTTTTTTACGAATTTATAAAAATTTCTTCATTCGGCAACGGTATGTGAATATTAAACCACTCTTTTGCAAAGTTTCTTATCTGCTCATGATATTGCTCTTGTTCAAACTTGCTGTTTTTAGTCGTGCTTTTTGGTGCTATTATCACTTCTCCTGTTTCTTCGTTAGCTAAAACAATGCTATTGAATTTCATCTTCATTATCTCGTGAACCTCCTCAATGGTAAACACTTCACCACACGTTTCATAGAATTGCATTTTAACTAAAGGATAAACACACCCCCATAAATATGAATTTTGATTGTTACTGCGCTTCCTTCTTTTCTTTTCAATGGTAATTGTTATCTCTCTCCCTTCAAATTGTTCAAAGGCTTTCGATATGCTGCCTTTATTCGTGGCGCACTTACCTTCAATCACTTTGCTGTTTACGCTTGCTTTCAATTTAATTCAATTTACCTTTCATTTCTAACTCCAAGATATCTTTAACATCCTCGATGTATTCTTTCAGTTGACCTTTCGCTTTGCCGTCTTTAAGAATGCTTAACAAGTATTCAGCTGGTACATCGCCCAGTTCCCAGCCTTCATAATTGCCAAACGGCATTAAATCGTAATCACCCATTTTACAAAAGTTTTATACCTATTATTCGACAAATATCTTCAATGCTTTCAACTTTATCAACTTGCCCTAACCAGCCGTCAAAGAACTTTTGTTCACCCTCCGTTAACTTCCTTGCGCTTTTTGGCTTGCTGCCGTCTTTAATTTCAAAAGCGTAGTTCTTTTTTTCGTAACCCACCAAAATATCAAAGCAGTTTTTAAGCTGGTGAGTATGTAATACAGTTACACCTAACCTCCTTAGTTGTTCTACTATTTGCTTTTGGTTACTATCGATTCTTGCAATTCGTCGCATTCGTCAAACTTATAACTAAAACCAGTAAATCGCAAATGTTGAGGTTTGTTTGCTGCTTCAATCATCAATTCGTTTATCTGCTTTGCTTTGCTTTTCCACTTTAAATACGAAGTTAACACGTATCGATTCCCGACTGGTATCTCTGTGTCTATATGCCCTTCAATCCTAAAGGTTCTCACGTTCAAATCTAATTCACTCGCTACAAATCTCGATGCTGCGCTTATCGTTGGGCATACCATTTCGAGGTGTCTTTGTTCACCTACTATTCGGTAGATGTACGTTGTTCTTTCAGGCGCTTTCATGCTTTTAATTTTAAACTGTAAAACTTAACTTTTGATTTGAATACGGTCGTCGGACGGGTGCGGAAGTAGTAGCCATGTATTGCATCTCCATTTGGTCTGCAATTCCATTTAATTGAATCAATAACAACTAAATCATATTCATCATCAGATTCATTCGGTATAATCACCTTTACCGAATTATTAAAACCAACAAAAGGCTTACCGTTTACCAAAGTGCCGTTTGAATCGTAAACGTAGATTAATCTTGTGTCTTTATTTTCCATTGTGTTTGTTTTTGTTTGATTAATACTTTAACCTCATCCACCTTGCTAATCGGTACACGAAAAGCGATGGTTGTTGTTTTCTCATTATACTTAGGCTTGTTACCCGAACCTTGTCGAGCGCCACCCCAGCCTTTTTTAGTTTTCATATAAGTACATTTCAAGTCTTTGAAACAAGCTATTCATTGACGCTTCTTCATCCATTGTGATAGTTCCGTTTTCTTGTTTTTTTTCAAGCGATTCGTATGCACTTAATACTGCTTTGAAATATTTTTTGTCTTCTGTTTTCATATTGTTTGTTTTAATTTGTTCTCAAATATACAACTACTTTTCTATTCTGCAAACTTTTCCAAGATTATTTTAAATATTTTTTAATTTTCGTGTATTCGTTGTTGAACTCAATATAAGTTAAATCACTGCAATCGTGGTCCATGTAGTTCTTTACTATTTCAATAAACTTTTGCCTTCTATCGGGTGCAACCTTCTCAATTATATTGAACTCATCACCTACATTCATTGAAATAAGCAATCCCCACACCTTATCGTTATAATCCAAACTTTGCGACATAGTTATCAATTTGCGTTTTTAAATTCTCGTTCTGTTTCATCAAACTTAAATTAAGCCGTTCTAAGCGCTTATTTTTATCGAGTAATGTAATCACTTCACTTGGCTTTAAATCGTTTATTAGATACTCTCTTTTTGCCTTAGAATGTATTTTCTCAATGTAATCTTTATACGATTGAATTCTTAAAGCCATATTTTCCCAGTTATTCTTTTTCGCCCCAGCTGACTTTTTCGCCATCATTTCGCAAAGTGCCAAGTCGAATGATAAATCAATCATGATCTCCTCTTTAAATAAATCGTTTAGGCTATCCGTTTCTCTCTCCTCTGCTATCTTAGAACGGGAAAGGGTCTGCATCCGCTTGAACGCTCTCAGTTTCAAATCCTTCATTTTTTGCATGGTTTAAAGTTGTTAGTGTTTGTTGTACCGGTGTTGTTTCAAGTACGTTATTACCTCCAATAGTGAATTTACAATAGTCTTGCATTGTAAACAATAACGGTGCTTCTCTCGGTGTAACACTACCTCCTGTTAATGTTTCTTTAACCTTTCTTACGTGTACTTCCGTTACATTGAATGCTGTTGCGTGTTGTGTCATACGGTGAATACTTATGAAGTCATCGGCTCTATTGGCGAACTTTTGCCCTCCTTCGGTGTCGGCTTTTTCGGGAGGCATCAAATGCCCTTCGTTTACGTGGTCTTTTGGGAACTTCTTACGCGCTGCCTCAGTTACCAGGTGCGTATTAACGTAAAGACTTTTATGTGTTTGCTTGCAGAAGATACGCATCAAAGCGCATATCTCGTAGTCTTCTTCGTGCTTGTTGTTACCCAGTCCCATGCCTTTAAGTGAATTGTACGGGTCAATAAGTAAGCCGTTTGACTTCGTGCCGCTGCTCACTTCCAATATTTGCTTTGCATCAAATAACCTATCGTTCCGAATGAAATTAAACATTTCGCTCATTTCATCATACGTTCTATGCAACTGCATTTCAGGTATCTTAAAAATATTGATGCCCGTTAAAAACTGCGCTATCTTAACTTTCAATGAACCTATTGAATTTTCGGCTGAAAATATATCCCACTTCAAATTATACTTTTTGCTTAAGACACAAAAATACCACAATATCCAGTCGGTCTTACCCACGTTATCGTGCCCGTTAATGAATACAAGTTGCTCAGGCTTGTAAGCTAAATGCTGGTCAGCTACTTTGTCGCCAATACCAAGCCCTCTTTTTATCGCACCGCTTCGCAAACCTTCTACGAATGCGCGTCCCTCTGATGGCTCAAAGATGTTTTCTGCTGCTATTAATTTACTCATAGTTCTTCGTGTTTACCAAAGTTAGCCCAAGGCGCTGGGTTATTGCTTAACTGTACTTCGGCCTTTTTAGGTGGGTTTGTTTTTAGCCAGTTAGCAAAATGCTTTTTAACTTCTTCTGCATCCTCTCTCGGTTTTTCGATTAAATTCTGTATTGCAAAAAAATCTTTTAATGAAAGTGCTATTAATTCCCTATTGGTTTGATGCTTCATAATTAACGGGTCAATCCATTGCTTGGAACTTAATAAATAATTCCAAAGTTGTTTTGACTTTTCTCTTTTGTCTTCTACATTACTATTACTATTATTATTTAAATCTTTATTTATATTTATATATAGCTTAAGCATTTGCTTAAGCACTTGCTTTAAACTATCTTCATTTTTAGTATCTAATTTTTCAAAATCAATTTCATTTTTTAAATACTCTATAAATTTATAATCATCACCATGAACGCGCTTTACAAACTTTATGAAGTATCCTATTTTTCCAGCAAGTCCCCTTTTTTCTGTGAACTTTTCTCTTGCTTGTATTACTTCTGCTGCAAAATGCTGTTTTAATCTTCCTTCATCATCTTGCTTAAATTTATGCTTAAGCACTTGCTCAAACATTTGCTTAAATCTTTCAAATTCAGAAAACTTAACATTTGCTAAAACAGCTAATGCTTCAACATCGTTTGGCAAACTTTTTTTATCGTATTGATGAAGTATTAAATTAAGATACCAGCCTCTTAAGTCTGCATCCATTTCTGCTGTCGCTACTAACCACTTATCTATATAAAAAAGTGCTGCTGGGTCTTTTCCATTAGACATTTTGCCCTCCTTCCTGAATCTTGTTTATTTCAGTTCTCAATTTCTTAGCTAATCTTATAGCTGTTGATTTGTCTAAGGAAATAAATAGATTTCTATCTCCTTCTGTAATTGATAAAACGACATCATCCGATTCTCTAACACATTGGATAAATGATGAATCTTCTTTGTAAGACGAAGTTCCTTTTCCGTAAAAAAATATTTTTACCATAATAATAACAGGTTTTACTAAACCTATAAAAATAAGTAGCCGCTTCGGGTACTTGCGCGGAGGTAGACTAATACCTATAACAAGTAACCCGATTAAGCTGTTTTTAAATATCTTAGTTGATTTAGTCTTTTCCGCTAAGAGATGCACAAATATAAACAATTAATCCTTTCGCGTTTCGTTTTTATCAATCTTTTTGAGTAGTTCTTTTTCGATGTCGATTGAGAAGTGATGCGCATAATTTAAGCACGTCAAAATAACGTCTGCTAATTCTTCGCCTAAATTGTTTTCTTTGCCTTTACGTTTAAGTAATGATTCATAAATAGCCTCTTCAACTTCTTCTTCAATTTTACGAATGAATTGTAAGTCTGTTGTTTCAGGTGTTATGTAACCACGCTTCACAATAGAAGCGTAGTTACGTTTGATTAGTTCTTGCATATTAGAATAGTGTTGATTGTGATTTTTCCAATACAGCACTCTGCACATTCTTTTTAGCTTGGTTGTAGTAGCTTTCTTTTAATTCAAAACCGATAGCTTTTCTATTCATTTTAACTGCTTGAAAAACCTCTGAACCAATACCCATAAATGGAGTAAGTACCGTATCACCTTCATTAGAATATAGTAAGATCAATCTTTCAATAGTATCTAATTGCAAAGGACAAATATGCTTTTCGTCATTTTCTTCTCTGCCATTTCTATAACCTTGCAATGTATTTCCGTAATCAATATCCATCCAAACTGGAGAAGCTATTTTTTGCCACAAATCAACTGGTATATTTGTGTTTGTTACTGGATTGGTTCTTTCTCCATCTTTTCTAAATACCATTACATAGTCAGGTATTCCAACGCGGCTCATAGTACTATCTTTTTTTACTTGCTTATGAAGTAAACCAAGCGCCTTAGTTCTTTGCATTTCAACAACAGGGTCTTTCCAAATCGTTATACGTGAATGATAAATAAATCCAGCTTCACTAAATGCTTTTAAAAGTAAGCCGCTAAAGTCGCGAAGTCCTATAAATCCTTCCTTTCCTTTTTGTATAGGTAAGTCCATGCAATGAACAGCTACATTTCTACCGCTTTGCAAAACTCTGTAAAGTTCCTTTATTAAGAATCCAAACTGAATCAAAAATTCATTGTAATCTTTGCTATTACCCATATCTTCTAAGTGGCTTGAGTAGGTGTAAAGTTCAGCGAATGGTGGAGAGAATACACTTAACCCTACCGATTCGGTAGGCACATCTTTAATTAACTGGATGCAATCACCGCGTTTAATGTGATAGAATTCATTTGTTTCTTCTGTTGTGTCAACATTACCGACATTCATCAGTTCATTGTTTAGGTTAGCGTTAATCGCTTTGCTCATTTCGTCTTGCATAAGTTCAAATTGTTTTTGTTTGTTATCTATTGATTGTTTTACGTTTGCCATCGTATCGGTAGTAATTAAATGAATGTTCACTTCATTCTTTTGCCCGAACCTATAAGAACGTCTTATTGCTTGGTATAATCCCTCAAAGCTAAAATCTAAAGAAGCAAATATTTGATTTCGGCAATTTTGATAGTTCATACCAAATGACGCTATTTTTGTTTTGGTTATAAGCACTCTGAATTCATTATTTGCAAAACCTAAAAGCATTTTTTCTTTGTAATCTGAACTATCTGAACCTTTAACCTCAACAGCATCAGGTATTAGTTTCTTTAAGTATTCGCCTTCCTCATTTTGCTTAATCCATATGATGAAGTTTTCATCGCTATTATTCACCAACGAAATAGCATCTTCCATTCTTTCAATCTTAGTTAACCTCAACTCTTGATTAAAGTTAGTAGCCGAAATAATAGCATCATTAAATAGCTGACCGTTATCGCGTTTAGGTGTTACTATTTTACGTTCCAAAATATTAAGAGTAGGTAAATTATAACCTTCCATCGTAAATCCTATATCCTGTGGCTTATTTAACATTATCGCCCACGTTCCAATGAATTGATAGAATGTTTTAACCGCATGACCTTTAAGCCTCCATTTTGCAGTTTCTCCGCCATCATGTACAAAGTACATTGCAAGCATTTCATTTCTACCCATAACATCTAAGAACTCGCTATGGTTTCCAAGTTCCATTGGGTCATTTGGTGAAGGTGTTGCAGTACAAGCTAATTTGTAAGGTGTGTTTTTAAACTTATCGATAATATTCTTTTTTGTTTCACCTTCAAAGTTTTTAAGGATAGAACTTTCATCTAAAACAATACCCGAAAAAATAGAGCAATCAATATTATCTAATTGCTCATAGTTTTGTATTACTATGTTTGTGGTATCAATTCCAAATCGTTTTGCCTCGTTTAGTGTTTGACCTTTAACCGCTAAAGGTGCAAGTATTAATACTGGCTTATTAGTGTGCTTTGCCACATTCTCTGCAAATGTTAATTGCATCAATGTTTTACCCAAACCACAATCAGCAAATATAGCATACTTACCAGCTTTTAAAGCGCGCTTAACTATGAATCTTTGAAACGGGAATAAGTGATTGTTTAAATCATTGTCATCTACTTCAAAGCCACTTTCGATGTGCTTCTTTTGTTTCTTTTCTAAGAATTCTAAATAATCCATTTGTTTGTTTTTTATTGTTTATAAAATGCCTCTGCATGAATCTCGCACACACCTTTAACCTCCGATTGTATCCATTACTCATCGGCTAATGTTCTGTAATTAAACTAAGAGGGAAAGAACGTCGTTTGTTTGATTTTAAATTTTTGTAAAATATTCAAGTTGTTGTTTAAAGTATTCATTTGCTAACCTAATCTTCTCCAGCATCTCGTTTACGTCTGCTTGATCAACTTTAAACTTCTTGGTGAATAATCCGAAGTCGTTGGGTATTCTCGGGTCAAACCAAGCCAACACCGCAACATCGCACTCACGCAAATAAGCATCTGAAAGAACTTGCCAAAACCGCATTGGTGAATTGGCTTTTAAATCTTCACTATCGCGAATCTCTTTAAGGTGGTTTACGGTGTTTAAACATTTCACCTCCAGCGCCCCGTTTAACTCTCTTATCCACCCATCACCACTACCACCGTAGTTCAATGAATCAATTTTGATAAAGCTTGTTTCTTCGATAGTCCACCCGTTCAATCTCGCTAAGTGCTTTTTCGCCAGCGGTTCGTTATCAATTCCCCATTGCATCGCCTGAGTAGTAAACACCTCTTCACGAATACCCGTTAAACTTTCGGCAACCTTTTCCATTATGTACGTCTTAGCGCCGTCGCTTAACACTTCACCTTTCAATTTAGGCTTGGTCATTAGTCTGTAAATTTCCGATGAGGTGAAAACACCCAAACGGGCAGCGTGCCACTCAGGGCTACGCTGTTCCGCTTCTACTATTATTCTGCTGTGTTCCATTTTGTTGTTGGTTTAGATTGAATTGCTGTAATATCATATACTTCCTCTTGAGTCATTATACCCATTGACACCTCAGGCGCGAATTGACGCGTGAAGAATGCAGCTGCCCGGTAGCGCATCATTAATTGTGGCATTGTTTTCCATTTGCTACCAGCCTTTTCAACCCATTTCTCAGCGTGTGCCATTTCCATCGTTACCCAAACACCTTCTACTTTGTCGCCTGTTGCTAAGTCAATCGCTACACCTCTGCATCTACCACCGTTGTTTTCATCTTCTTCAAATCTTAACGGTGAAAATTTACGGCTCGCGTTTAAAGTTGCGATTAAGAATTGAGAACTCCACGAAGGTTTGCCATGCACGATGTACAAGTTCTGCATAACCATTAACTCACTCGCACCTATTCTCTTTGCTACATCGATAGCGATAAGGCAGTTGCTAATGTTATTCTTATATTGCACTGGCACCAAGTCGCTAACACTTAAAGCCTTTGCTACTCTCATCGCGTGCTCAAAGCCTTCTTTGTTACCGAATGTACTTAGTTCACCGCCTTGTTGAGGTGCTGGATGCAATGTTATATTGCTTTCTGTTTGCTCACCTACTTGGTGCGCCTCGCCTTCATTCACCAATTCAATGATCGGCTCAATGTTGACATCTGTGATTGTTGTTTGTTTGTTTTCCATGTTGTTTGATTTAGTAAATTTTTAACTTCTCGACTTGCTTATTGTATCTCTCTTTAAGTCGTTCAAGTACCATCATTTGAATTTTCTCTTGATGCTCTATTGACTTTTTAAAGCTATTGTAATTCTGTTTAGCAATCTTTTGCTGCACCCATCTGATGTCGAAATCAATTTTACCTATCGTGTCAAGCGTTTCTTGAATTTTACTTTTTAGCATATTACTTTGTTTTACGTTTTGCAATGTTTATATTCTCCTCGCTTGCTTCTATAAAGTTCACACCGTCAATAGTGGTAACGGGAAGCCTCCTCGTTTCGATTAAATAATAGATGCGCACTGGTGATTGATTCACCAGCCTTGCGAAGTTCGCTTGTTTTAATAGTTCTTTTTTTGCCATTTTATTTTAGTTTATAAATTACATTGTTATTAAAAGTATTCTATTATCTGATTTGTTTTGCTTAACCCAACAATGATTAGAACCAAAGCCATACTTAAATCCTGATGTGTGCATCAATTTAAGCGCTTCTTTTAGGTGTTCTAATGTTGGCTCTAATAACGCTGCTCTTATGATACCGTCAAGAGTTACTAAATCAAATTGATAGTCTTTAGTGTATGGATTAGATAATGATGATTCGATTTGTACTTTCATATTGTTTGTTTTAAATTGTATAGAGGCAAATGTAGTAAACTTTATTTACAAACGAACAAAATAAATAAAAATAGATATTAACACTATATTGTTAATAAACTTTATTTATTATTTTTGTTGGAATTAAAAAACTTTACCTACATTTACCACATCAAACAAACAAAAACAGATAATATGAAAGCAACAGTAATTAGAAAAGAAGGAAACGAAGTAAAAGAAATTACGTTTTCTAAAGTAAAAATAGCGCGAGGATATATTAAGGATGTCGAAGTATTAACACGAAATGGTGAAGTTAGTTATACACTTGTTAAAGGAAAATAATATGTACGACATTAACAAATTCTTAGAACACAGACGCTATATAGTTAGCGCGATTGACAAATTAGATTTTAACTTTGATGGTGTGGGCGATTACGATACCGATACCTTTGAATTTGAAATTGATATGGGTAATGTTAGCCTCGTGGTTAACGCGACTATCATGGAGACTTTTGTTTCTTATAGCAGAGAGACACGAGACGAGCCAGCAGACTATTTACTTGAACGCGAATTGAACGAGATTAACGAGGCTTATTATATCACCAGCGAAGGCGACGAAATTCCTTGTACCGATAACGAAATAGAAGCAATTAAAAACGTAATTAAATCTTTAATATAATGAATGCATACCAAACAGAACGCGCTTACCTAAAGGTGATTGACACTATTGTAAGCTGCAAGACAAAAGACCAGTTAAGAACTGCAGAACGAATGGCGGACTTTTTTATTAGCCGATTCAAAAAGCCAAGCGTTTTAAAGTTGAACGTGAAGACACTTATTCAAAATCATTCAATTAATTGTATATGAAAATAGAAATTGCGAATAAAATCGAAACAATGATTAGAAATGAGGAGAAGCATCTTGATTGGCTGCAAAGCAACAACGCACCTCAGGAATTCATTGAACTTTCTAAATGGCATGTTATTCATTATACTGAAAGGCTTAAAGAATATCGCGAATCTTTAGCAACACCACAAAAAGAATGGAAAACTTTTATGATTGAAACATTGAGCCAAAAAACAGATGTTCCTTATAGATTCTTTTCGCAGTATTATTCTATGGAAGATGCAAGAGAGCATCATAAGAGAGCAATATCAATTATAGAAGTGAAATTAAACATTGAGCCAGTAAATAGTTAAGAAACGTTCTTTAAGATATAAACGTGACTAAGCCCCACAACACTGTACAGTCAGTGCATGGTGCAGTTATTAAAGAAACGGATTAACGCTATCCACGTTTATTTTACGGCATTGGTGGTTCACAATAAGCAAATCCACTTAGAGGTTTTACCACCAATGCTTTTTAAAACAGTATTAACCACCGCTAGTCGGTATAAATTGATGAGTATGAGAAAGATTATTATTCACATTGAATCAGATGAAATAAGCGATGAAGAGGCGGTAAGAAAAGTTGCTAATGTAATAGCTGGCGGTAGAATAAGTAAAACCAAACAATGGCTACAATACTGCTTTATGACTACGTGGCTAGATACTTATGTTTACGCAGCACCAAAACACACAGGATTAACAGATACATTTAAAGTAGGAATTAAACAACCCCAAAATGAAAGATAAAATTTTAAAAAAATAGTATGAAAACAGCAGAAGAAATAATGAACAAGCATTTCAAAGAATGTTTTGAAACGCACAACGAAAAGGTATCCGACAAGTATATTCTTTACTTTCATAAAGCTATGAAGGAATACGCTCAACAAGAACGTGAAAAGGCAGTATATGAACTTTTAGGATTAATTCAAAATAAAAAGTAATATGCCTAACAATTATTGCGCCCGATGTGGCAAACCTATTCCAGTTGATAAATGGTATTTATGTGTTGATTGCGATAGGTTACAACCTCGCTATTTAGCAAGCAAGAAACCTCCAATAACACCAGCTACAAAGATAGCACCTTTGAATTTATAACTATTGTACCACTTAGGGGAAGGCTTGAAGGTGAATGCTCTCAGGCTTTCTCCTTTTATGTTGGGATTGCTATTCTCAACTATTACAGATAGCGAATCATCTTTAAGCCAGTTGCTTTTTTTTTTAGCTATGATGAACGTCTGCTCGTTGGGGACTTGAATATTGTATAGGCTAAAATTCTTTTCCGTTATAACAGCATCAAATTTAAAGTAAGTGCTATCAATACTAAATGAATCAATGAAGGCAGTACAAGGCAGCTGCTCACGAAATACGTGATTGATTGTGTCGTGCTTGAAAATTGATTTATACTTTATCAACACCTCCGTATCTTTTAACTTTAATCTTTTTTCCATTGCCAGCACCTCATCGCTCTTTTGGTCAACAAGTAATTGCATTGCAGCATTGTACTCAATTAGATTACCGTTTGCATCTTCATACTCTTTAACCTTATCGCTATAATTCTGCAAGTCAATAACAAGCGATGTGCTTCTTTTTCTATCGTTGCACCCTTTAAATAGTAGCATGATTGTTAGAAAGCCTAAAACCAAAATTGTTATATCTCTTATTGCTACCTCCTTATTCATTGCAGTCTCCTTTTTTATACCCTCTACCGTTCGGACTTTCTTTGTCAACGGTTAATATCTGCATTCTATTCGCGCCCTCTTTATAACTAACATGAATCCAAGTTGGTTCACCGTTTACCGGGTGCTCGCAAATTAGCTGATCCCACTCTAAATTAGCTTTAATATGTTGAAACAGCAGTGAATTTTTAATCTTACCATTGCCAGTAAAGTCAATCGCTTCACCTTTGCAATGTTGCGACTTCGCTTGTCCGAACTTATC